AGCGCTTCTGCAATCTCATTTCCTCTTTCATCAATATTGTCAAACCACCCCTTCTCATTAGAGGGTATTTTGTGGGTATCTCTCGCGTTAATTCTTCCAATATCATGAGAGCCTTTATTGGAAGACATTGACATTATAATGTGGTCTAAGAATATTCTCACCTGCTTATCCCATTCTGTTGGTTTTTGCCAAGCTGGAATTATAAGTTTAGAACCTTCTTGACACATACCTTTAAAATTAATATCTCTACTTCCTTGTACTATCATAATTTTCGTATTAACATTTTATCTGTCTCTAATAACTCATCCACGCGAATATCAACACGCTCTCCTTTGCGCATCACAGGTACAATGTGATTCCCCGTCAATTTTACAATGATGGAATCTTCAGTTTCAATCTCAAACACCTCATCAGCTGGTGTGATATCTCGCTTATGCACTTGAACCAAAACGCCGTTGCCTGATTCTGTTTCAACTGGGTCCCCAGGAACAATATCTCCGATAGGTTTCAGTGAGCCATCTTTCATCAACACCAGCCCATCTTCAGTAACGCAATTACGTGCTGGATTCAAAAAACGCTCAAAATACAGCCCGAATTGAATAGGGTCAATCTTAGTGATGTCAAGACACCATGCTAATAAAGAACCAGCTGCAGAGCCTCTTCCACTTCCAATTTCAAAACCTCTTTTCTTATAATCTCGAATAATTTCCCAGTTTACAAGGAAGTAGTCAAGCATCTTCTTGTCCTTAATTACTTTTAACTCGTAATGGAGTCTATTTGTGTACTCATCTACAACCTCTTGTGTTTGTTGTAATTTTCCTTTGGTAAACTTACGTCCGAGCTTTTGCTTGAGTTTCGCAAAAGCCATCTTTGTGATAATGGTTTCCGTGTCCTCTGCTCCTGCCCAATCTATAATGTCTTTCGTTGGTTCGTAACGAGGGTATTTTTCAACCCCTACTTCAAATTCAAAATTGCAACGCTCAGCCAGCTTCAAAGTGTTATCCATGAATATCTGTAGAATGTTGTGCGGGTAATTGTATCCAAATTTTGAATTCAGAACATAGTAGTCTTTTCTCGACAAATAATACAGATTTCTTCGTTCCTCTAAACGACACTTATCCATCCCTATTTGTTGTTTTATAGCGGAAACAGTGTCTTGCAAAGACGCTTCTTTTTGCTTAACATAATGAACATCATTATCTAAAATCACCATTGCCTTCGTGGCGGATGCCATTTTTAAAACAAAGTTGTTAAATCGCTTTTGCTCACCAATCTCTGAAAACTTAATTTCTGCGATATAATCTGGGCCAAATGCTTTTTGTAATCGTTCCCAATATTTAGAAGCTGCCGTCTTTTGTCCTTTAAAAAACAAACTTGCGAGATATCCTTGGTAGTTTCCAGTGGTAACAATCAAACCTTCTTTGTTCTCAATTAACCAATCAGTGTGAATACGAGAATACATCCCATCAAAACCTTCTGAATGAGATTTAAATATCAGCTTATTAAGGTTTACAAAACCCACTTGGTTTTTAACAATGATTTTTATTGGGTATCCACCTTTTTCTGACTCTTCGGAGCCAACAGTATCGTTGAGATAGATTTCAATTCCAAATATTGGCTTGATTCCGTATTTTTCAGCTTTCTGTGACAACTCTAGACTGCCTGACATGGTTTCGACATCAATAACAGCGAGAGATGTGTGCCCTAGTTCTTTAGCACGCTTAAGATAATTATCAATACTACCTGAGCCACGAAGCAAGCTATAGTGAGTGTGACAAGAGAAATGAACTAACGGCTTAGCTTCCTCTTCTGGGGATACCGATACGTGGGCAACACTCTCAGAAGAAAACCCATTAGAGGAATCGGAAGGAAGTTCTTTAAATCCGAAAATGCCAAGCCGTTGAAGTTCAAAAAAACATTTAGCGGTTGCTTGCACATCGAAAAATGCGTTGTGAGCACCTAAAAAGTCTTTCCCAAAAAGCTTATTATGGAGCTCAATAAGTTTTGGAAATTTATAACCCCGACGACCCCTTAATTTACAAAAGTCAATTGTAAGCTTCATCGTGTCAACGGGAAATATTGAAGCTAGATTGTGACTCATCGATGCTCGATGAAATTCACACCCCATAATTCCAAGGTCAAAATTGATATTATGTGCTATGAGGTAATAGTTACGCTCTAGAGCAATTTTAAACTGATTTAAGGCATCAAGCATAGAAATTCCTTCTGCGTGCGCCTTTTCGTTTGATATGCCGTGTATTTGAACGACTTCGTGAGGAATGTTGTATCCTTCAGGTTTAATTATAAGGTCGTGCCTGGATATTTCGCTGCCGTCTTGTGCATATTCAACCCAGGCTAACTGTACTAGTCGAGGCCAGTTATCTGCATCTGTCCAAGGTGCGTTAAACCGTTTTGGCCTGCCAGTAGTCTCTGTATCGAAGACTATATACATGTTGTTGAATTAGTGTGTTGCCGAAGCAAATATAATTCAATTTTAAGTTATAATCCAACTTTAGTTTAAAACTAATTCATTGAATCTATGAGGATTGAAGGGTTAATTATACTAATTAACAGCTGTTTAGCCTGTCGTGAGACTACTTAAATTTATTGTTGGATAGCCGTTGTAATCCCAGTTTGGAGCTCGTGTTGTCATTCATCAACATAATCATACCGACGTTGATTGACAAGTTATTCGTAATCTGAGTCGTAGTCTTGTCGTTGCTTCAGAATGTCTCTAGATAAATCTTTTAAAGCAGCATGTATACGCCGAAGGCGGGAACGACTTCTCGTTCCCGCCGATTTCGTTTTTCGGTAGCTGTAAAATTTAGTTACATCAGTGGAATAAAGGTCCTCTAGTTCCTCTATAATCTTCGCTAGTTTACGCTTTACACTGTACGTGTCATTAACATTTGAGTGTTCATCAAACTTACTCTTCCTCGTCATAGTCTTCTTCAATTATTTCCATATCAGAATTTTGCCCAGTTTCAGATATTATTTGGTCAATCTCATCCATTATATCTCTAGCTTTTCTTGCTAAATCATTACTGGTAGAGACAAGAGGGTTTCCTTGAACTCTTTCTTTTATTACTCCTTTTGGTATAATGTAATTTTCAATATTTTTCTCAGATTCTTTTAAATTTCCCTTTATCTCACTAATCATTTTATCAGTCTGACTGATAAATTCTTCGTTTGATTTAAACAAAACGTTTTTTTCTCTGTCTTTCTTTTCTTCCTCGCTTTCTTCCGTAAATACTTCTTCATCGGTTTCCTCAAGCTCTTTAAGCAAGTCATCAATTGCACTATCAACACGCTTGTTGTGACCTTCCCAAATGCGTTCTCTTTTAGTTTCTGATATAGGCTCGCTATCACTTACTGGAGGCGCTCCTCCTGCATCGCCTCCAACTTCATCTCCACCTCCCATATCAAGGTCTCCAGATGGGTCTCCAGCCAGCGAGTCTCCTCCTCCGCCAAAGCCTCCGCCGCCGCCGCCGCCGTCATCTCCCATTAAATCTTCGTTCTCAGCGTTTTGGAGTGCTTCTGCTGCTCCTGGGATTTCAAATTTATCATCCAAATCTTTGAACAATCCAATCTTTTTGTATGTCTGCGGAGCAAATTCAATCTCCGTAAACAGTTTCCTTTCAACTTTTTTCTGACGAAGCATTTTCTTGATATCCTTTTCAGAAAATCCAAGAATGTATTTCATACCCCAAGTGTAAGAAGCAGGTGAGTAGATATCTTGTGACACAAACAATGTAAATACTTCAAGTCGAGATTTCATCGTCTCTAGCTTCAACAGCTCTTGTTGAGTAGAAGGGTTTGTGAGTTTTAAATCAAAATCATTAATCTCGTCTTCATGCCCAAGAAACGCTAAGTGAATTTTACCAATTCGACGAAGTTCCATTAGAACTTGCTCCTGGATTCTATTAATGGTCCTAGCAAATCTTAAATCTGCTTGAGACAGTGTTGGCCCCCCAGGTAAATTCTCAGCATAATTCAAATAAGTTTTTGGAACCTTTAACGCCGCGAATAGTTTATTTTCTAAATATTCAATATCTTGAATGTCACCTAGATTGCTATTTTGTGTAAAAACTCCGACAGAAAGTGCAAAATTATGGTGGTCATGTAGTTCATGATTTCCATCTACAGTTATTGTGCCTGTGTCTTGAGGTGTTTCTAGCCACTCAATCGATGCCACTTTATGATTAAATAATTCGGCTTTTTTCGTGAAATCTCTCCAGTTAGAATACCCAAATGACTTCATCATCTTCACTAAGTTATTGTGGGTGAAAGATGACATTTTCTTCAATTGCTTGTTCCCTTTGTTTATGTTGTTAAATTCAGACATAAACCCAGAATTAGAGACATTAATGTCTCGTAGAATGTTGGTGGCACTCATGCCGTCTTGAAAACGAGAGACCACAAACTCCAACATTACATCGTTGTAATTTATTTCTTGTTTTTCTTGAATGGCTTCACGCAGAGAACCATCGGCCCATTGTTTAGAAGCGGCAATAGATGATTTTAGACGAGAAGAAGATGTTTTTCTTGCTTTACGATATCCAGCTATTCGTTTCTTTTCAAAATCAGCTTTAAAATCTTCATCTTGCAGTAGCTCTTGAATTCGTTCTGTTGCTTTTTCTAAGTTGATTCGTGCTACTACTCTTTTAGATTCTAATTCTTTCTCAGAGATATTATCCCAATACTTATTTCTACCTTCTTTACGCTCTTTTTTATAAGAAGCATACATAGATTGATGAAGCATAACATGGTCATGGAAATTCATTAATTTTAAATTCTCTGGAGAATTATTGTATCGGTCAAAATCATAATGATGAATCACGTTTTTGTTTTCCACATTTTTTTGATAAACATGTTCCTTGTGCAAATTGCGCTCATACATGTAATTATGAACCATACGATGTGTATACTCCCAGGATTTGCTTTGGTGGTCCCACACTTGTTCATATGTTTTAGCTTTAGGTTTGTTTTTGAAAATCTTCTGAAACCTCTTCTCAAAACTCCACATAGAATCTCCTTCTTCAAGATTTTGTGCTTCTTGTATACCTTTAAAACGAGTAGGGAACTTGTGGTCAGGTGTAACAATAACAGACTCTCCGTTGTCAAAAGTCAATTTCATTACTTTAGCGTCTTTACGAGTAACTCCAGCCCATGTAATTTTTCCTGGAACTATTACTCCAGTTTCTGGATTTATACTGTAAGTCCAAAGCTGTTTTCCTTCATCACGCTCTTTAATGATTTCCTGAAGCTCAAGGCTTCGACCATCAAGAAGGTTGATTTTAGTATCTAGAGCCAAACAAGCTCCAGGAAGTGTGTCAATTTTTGTGCTCTTGTCACCACGAACTGGAATAAAATAATCTTCCGAGATATTCATTGGGTCATAACGATAACTCATATTGCCGTCGTTCTGATTCACAATAGGCTGTTTTTTAACTTGCTTTTGGATACGCTGCATGTATTGCTTAACATCAGCATCCTCCAAGTTGCCTACCTCAATGTAGAATATTCTACGCTCTGGAGCTCTTGTGATTCTATAGACCAACATTGAGTCCTCAGCGAGCTGTAGTTGCTTCCAAAGTTTTCTAGCAGGGTCTAAGATAGAGTTGTGAACGACTATCCCATTCGCATAGAAATTATGGTGTTCATGCTCTACGTGGATATCATAAACCTGCTCTGCTTTTTCAGAGTTCTCAATAGAGATGATTGGAGATAAGATGAAACCACTATTAATCCTATTTGATAACTCATGTTTTGCTGCTTGTTTAATTTTAGAGTCATAAAAGTAGAAGTAGAAACTTTTCTTTCTTTTGTATTCTTTTCCCCAAAAAACAACAGAACTTCTATCTCTTGAACAGATTTTGCCAGTCTTTCTACCTATTGATTGTAATAGCGTTTTTAAGTCTTTTACTAAAATTTCATTTGCTAATTCTATTGTGTATCTTTTACAGTTCCACTCGTCAATATTTACAGAACCATCAGCGTCTATAATGCCTTCTATTAAAGCTTCTCTTATTTCTAATGACGCCTCAAAAATCCAACTAGGCAATCTTTTAATATAAACATTTCCTTTAAACCCGTTATTTTCGAGAATATAAGAAAGCAACTTTGAGTTACATACTGTTTGAGAAAATTCTAAACTACCCTCTAAATTTGCGTTTTTAAGGTTTATAGTGTCTTTTCCTGAAAACTTCTTCAAAAGTGAAGCGTATTTTTTATTTAAAGATTCGTCAATACCTCGTGCAAAAAAAACAGAATCGTTAAAAACCCATCCATCTCCTAGTAAAAAACCCCATAGCCTTGCAAAATCAACATCAACAACATCAGGGATTAAATCAATGTTGTTTTTATATCCGTTGAAGTTTCTCTCTTCTTTTAGTTCTTTATTTAAAAAAATATCTACCCCTGAAGGGTTTTCTCCAGAATCTATAACAAGCAGATTTCCTAATCTTAAATCGTCAACTTGTTTGTATACGAACCCACCATCCTCGTACACCATAAAACTGTGCTCCTCAGAGGTTTCTATTTCATTATTCTTTGTTCTAATCTTTATAATTTCTTTTTCACCAGAACAAATTGTATCTAAGACTTTTGTGACTTCTTTTTTTTGTGTGTCAGAGTTAAATGAAAAAACTAAATCTCCTTTCTCTATATCTTTTATAAACTTATACCCTGTACTTGTCTCTATATAAGTGTCGTGCTTCAAGCACCGTCCGTAAGGAAGTTTTCTAGTATCCTCAATAAGCCTGAAATGGGCAACCTGCCACGATTCAAAGTAATCTTGCGTTGTTTCCCAGCGGAAACGTACAGAACTTGCTGTTCCATCGAATCCTTCTTCACGGTGAATTTCTTCTTGAGGAAGAGTCATGAAGTCATAAATACCTTCGTCTTTATGGACATGTAAGTGAACGAAATAATCTCCATACTTAATAAGGTCTCTAATCCATAAACTCAAATTGTAATCGATATTCATTCTGTTATGGAATAAATCATCTAACTTAGATTTGATTCTATCATTGGAGCTATAAACCTCTAAAATGTTTCCACGCTCGTTTCTTGTGAGACATTCGTCTCGAATTATATCTAATGCGGCAGACACCTCTGGAGACTGGTCCATTGCACGATAATCATGATAAGAATTGACACGGTCTGTGTCATAATAAATAGTTCTGGTGTATAGGTCATGACTGATTTTATTTACTTGCCAATCAAGGTACTGCTGTTGAAAATCCTCTAATGAACCAAAAAGACCTTGCGAGGGAGTGGATATTCCAGGCGGTTGCCCTTGTGCGTCCATAGGAGGAGTGCGTCGCTTGTTATTGTTAACAGCGTCATAGACTCTTTGAAATATACTATTATTGCTTTCTTGTGCCATTTTTATTTTTTATTTCATGCCTCTTTGCATCACCCAACCAGCCATGAAAGGTCGTTTGGGTCGTCTTCATCAGCTTCATCGTCGCTTCCTAACCATAATCCTCCTGCTCCTGGAGGGATAAAATTTTCATCAAAATCTTTTTTATCCCGCAACCTTTGTGTTTTCTCGTCTGGAGTTTCTTCTGCCCCTTCGGAAGAACTAGCGTTGAAAGTCATGGCTTCAAGCATAGATTTGTACATATTCTTAGCATTAACCACATTATAATACTCTGTCTGTCTAATATAAAGGGCAATACCATAAGCCATAACTAAGTCATCGTGATATCCTTTCTCAGCTTCCTCTTTTCCGTTCTTTTTGAGATTTCTAACAAACGTTTCCATCTCGCCAATTAACCGAATTGAGTTCACAGTGGCTGTGGTTTCTCTAAATGCTTCACGCATAGCGTTTACTAATCCTGGTCTAGATTGTGCTGTCGTCTGAAACCCTGGAATCCCATCGCCTGGATTTACTTTATAATCAATCCATCGAACATGGATTTCTTTGATAGATTTTGATTCATAAAGTCTTGGATATTTAAGTTGATTTCTCAGTTCAAAACATGTTACGAGGCCGTGATTGTTGGCCTCGACAACCACAAACGCCGTATTGTAGTACATTGCAATTTTCTCAATGTAACGAGCGAACACATCTGGGTCACATTTACCCTGGTATTCCGCTACTTGATTAAGAGTGTCTACATCTAAAACTTGAATAGTTGAATAATCATCTCCTCTATAAGCAACGTCGCAAGCCACAATATATTTAGCCTGTAGTTTTGGTGCTTCGAAAATATGACAAGGCTGGACAGTCCCAACTAGATTATGACTTTCTGCTGTCACATCAAAATACACGACGGGCCTGATGTTTTCAGTCTCAATTCGCTGTCGTTGTCTGGCAATTAAATCTGGGTCCAACGCTAACAACTTGGAACCTTCAAATGATAAGTCAAGCTCCTGTGCTATTTTAACTCCATCATACTGAACTTCTTTACATCGCTTTTCATACCAAGGGCTCCAAGGTTTTAAAATACCTTTTGAGTCTTCTCTATACTCTAAATCAATAGCTGATTTTGGGTTTTCGGTCCAGTGAACCTTAATTGGGTTGAAGGCACCATCTCCGCGTGCGGCGTCGACCCAGAACTTGTGATATAGATTACCTGTTCCGTTTGGTGTTGAAATAACAATACAGTCTCCTTCTGTTTGCGATAAAGAAGGGGCTGCGGCTGTCCAGATATCATCGTCGTCTTTAACAAACGCCCACTCATCTAATATTAAGAGAGTAGGAGCGTCTCCACGACCTGCGTTTTTACCAGCTGCCTTAGCGATTGCAATATTCCCATTGGCGTGCTCGATTTTCATCGTAGCCATAGAAACTTCATCGCGGTTTTTACTATAAATAAAATCAGGAAGATTGATAAAAACATTCTTGACGTGTTTTAGAAATCTAACTGCGCCGTCTTGGTTGTTGGCGATAATTACGATTGTCTCATCCAGACCAAATATCATTCTCCAGGCAACATAACATGCGGTAATTACTGATAAACCAGTTTGACGTGACTTTAAAATCACATTCCATTTGTGGTCCATGTATGAATCCAGAACTCTCTCTTGATAATCAAAACACTTAATGTTGGCTTGCTGGTCTTTTAGTACATCATAGGCATAACAAAAACTGTTAATAAAGTAAATAGGGTCCATCGAACACTCCATTAATTCAGCTTCCTTGTCTAATATCTTAGTTTGTTCCATAAAGGGTTGTATCAACACTAAATAGCTTAGAATTAGTCATTTTTGCCTTACTTTCAGCTATTAGGAACCTATATAGATGCTTGTCGATATATTTTCAGAAGATTTAAAGCTGAATATACCAGACATGTAAATTGTGTTTGTTGTGATGTTATTAAAATATATTTGATATTCTCCAATGGTTGAAGCTGAAAAACTTGCTGTATAAACTCCTCTTGGAGCATCAGATATGGCAAAATTAAGAGTGGCGCCAGCATATAAAGAGCCATTTCGATAAAGCTTGTTAACGAAAGTTGCCCCAGACTCCACATTATTACTGGAATCGGTTGAAACAATGTTTTGATAGATAGTGTCTCCTGTTCTATATGCCATTTTAAGAGCTTTTTTTATAAATAGGCGAGTTATTCTATCTCACGTATTACATTCCGTTTAGAAAGTTTATACTGTCTCATATTCCCCTCCTTTGCGAATTCATAACCTTCTTCCCACCATTTTAACATTTGTTCTTTGTCAAAAACGAGCGAATTTTCAGTTAGTCGATAAGGCGTGTATATAATGTTTATTTTAACATCTCTCTTATTAGCTTCTAATTGAGCCATTTCAACATTCGTTTGTGATATTTTACGTTGCATCATTCGAATTAGTTTATTTGAGAGATGAATGACATTTTTTGTCTTGTTTTTAGCTGTTGCACCAAATTTTTCAGGACGTAATACAATAACATCTATTTCAGTGGCTCCCGCATCAATAGCAGCTTGTATAGGGATGTGTTGCAAAATTGCACCATCAACATATTCCTTCCCTTGATGTTCAAAAAGAGTCATAAAAGGAGGGGTATTGGCGGATGCCCACAACCACTTGCAAAACATTTCATATCCCCAATCTTTTGATGACATGTATTCAATTTTTTCATCAGTAATATTTGCGACTGCAGCAATTACTTCCTTTCCCTCACTAGTGAGTTTGTCATAGTGTTTTTCTTTGAAAAACTTTTTAATAAGTTCTAATAAACCCTCGCTCTCGCCTAAAGTTGTTTTTAAAGTAGCTATTCTATAAGCCATTTTAAGATAACTGGGACTTCCGTCTTTTCTAAATGGATTATAAGAGAATATGTCATCAGCGCTTACGCTGGTGTAACCTTCTTTTAAAGTGCTTATTTCACGAATAGAAGTAAGCGGAGCTAACAAGCTTCCAGTGGATGTTCCGACGTAAAGGTCGTAGTCGAGCTTTAAGTCCTCAGTAAGATATTGAATCACACCTCCTGCCCAAGCTCCTTTTGAACCTCCACCAGAAAGACAAAGAGCTCTTTTTATTTTACGTTCCATTTGTGTAACTATTAAAACCTTGCTTATATAAGCTTAAAAATGATAATGGTAAATACCTATTTAGATTAATCTAAAAATGTATTATAAACACACTCTTAAGTACTCTTTTTAATAAATAGGTAAACTAATATCTCAAGCCGCTACAAAACTTTTTTCTGCCAGCTATTTATAGGAAATAACAATAAAAGCTACAATAATGGCAGATATGTTTCGACCTGTTCCTATCGAGCAGGAACCAAAATTAAAAAATCGATTTGTGCTAGAGTTCCCAACGGAGCTTGCTATCGATTCGTATATGGTTCAAACTACGAAAGCGCCTTCACTGAACATCAAATCAGTTGAGATACCATACATGAATACTTCGACATTCGTCGCTGGTAGAGCCGTATGGCAAACAATGGAGGTTTCATTCATTGACGTGATTGGTCCCTCTACGACTCAAAAATTGATGGAGTGGGTACGACTTCACTTTGAATCAGCTACGGGACGTGGCGGATACGCAGTTGGATACAAAAAGAACCTTGTACTGAAAGGGGTAGACGGACCTGGAGTTGAAATTCAAAAATGGACCCTTATCGGATGCCAAATAGTAGACGCAAGCTTTGGAGATTACGATTATAGTTCTGATGATTTGATTATGCCTACCCTGACCCTCCAACCAGACAGGTGTATTCTCAGTAATTAAGAAATTCACAACAAAACACACAAAAACCCTCACAGTAGGGTTTTTTGTGTGATATATTATGGCTGGAGTTATAAAGATATACCGACGATTCAGAGTACTCACGTTTTCAAACAGTGGGGGTACAAACATCGAGTCATATACAGTTATAAACCCAGCATCTCTTACTGCTGATGTATACAACGCATCGACTGGTGATTCCCTTGTGGAATCAGGAGCAACAATAACAAATCAAGAAGTAGGATTCTATTTCGCAGACCTCGACGAGATTCTCTATAACACAGATGATAATTACGAGATTTATTGGAGAGTTAAGTACACTGCTGATTCCCCAGTAAAGTTACAGTATACCCGATTCAAGTTTAAGATGTCTCCGACAGTGGGACGAGAAATAGAAGTAGAAATGCTTAACAACAAACCACTAGATTTTACAGTAGTTAGTAACCAATTCACAACGTCATAATGCCTTTAAGTCAAAGAGATTTCATCATCAAGCAAAACGATACTCTGCCAGTGTTGCGAATTTGTGTGTTTGATTACTCCAATCTCACGACTAGGATACCATTCAACATGACTGGGGCTACCGCTGTTACATTTTCAATGGTGGATAGACATGGGAATTACAAAGTAGCTGGAGCCGCTGGCTCGCTACAATCTATATCAGGCGGAACAATCCAATACAATTGGGCGGCTGTGGATACAAACGAAGCTGGTAAATACAGAGGAGAATTTCAGCTTTATTACAACGGTGGAAATAGATTATCCATTCCTCAGCAAGGATACATCAACATCGAAATACCGCCAGACATCATTCCAAATTAAGATACGTCTTAATATAATCTGAGTTGAATATAAAATGAGTCGCCACACTCCTAAGCCCGTCAACTTTTTTATAAAACCCAAAACTTATTTGAGTTTTTTTTCGGTCCTCTTCAAAAAAGCTGAGACGAATACTTGGAAGATATTCATTGCTGTCAATTCCTAGCCCTTCCGAAAGAGTTTTTTGAGAATTTAGTATAAGATTTTCTACATTATCTCCACCTTTATCAAGCAATGTATTATATGCCAAAATATTTATAGACACGACAAAAACTGAATTCCTTAGGGTTTCTAAATCTATTTTTCTATGCCACTTCATCCTGCTTGACTATAGGCCCTTTTCCTTTTATCCACATCCTCAACTCCTCAACAGTAAACCAGCCATAATTAACAATTCTTTGTTCAGTTGGATTCAGCCAAAAAATGACGCTGAATTTGGTTTTATGTTTTTCCATATCCTCCTTATTCAGTTTTTTTGGAGATAAAGCAAACCAACTCTTACCAGCTTTCTTCAAACGCTTTTCAATCATTGTGAGTCGCGCATATTCTAACATGTTGATGTGGTTCAGGTCTGCTTGAGCCATTTCCTTAACATCATCTTCTGAATAAGCTCTAAAATCCAAGATATATAATCCCGCTCCTGCAAATGGGTTTAAACTACCTCCTAATCCTACAAGTAAATTTTTTGATTTAATCACATCCTTTAGGGCGTCAAAAATATCTTCATTGGTAAACACTGCTCTGAGATTGTTTTCATCCCACTCAGACCAAAGAAACCCTTCTGGTGGCTCTTCTCTTTCTAGTTCATAATAAGAAAGCATATTACATCGCCCTTCCCTTAAAGCACTTTCTTGGTCATCAGCATAAATCGATATGCCTTTTGTTTCGAGAAAAAAAGCAATTTTCTTTTTGTATCCATTTTTTTTCTCGTGACTTATTTGAGTCCCTTTTCGATGCCAATAATCAAACTTACCCAACACAATGTTTTCGTAGTTGTGAACCATCCTGGTTTCTGCCCCTAAAACACTTTTAGTGACAATACCCAGGGTTTTATTATAAACCCTGTCGTTTTGCTCTAGTTTTCTTCGAATGCCCTTTATTCCCCATTCATGTTCGGAGCAATGGTCATATCCAAGGCATAAGCCTTGTATTTTACTATCTTCGCCAATCACTGTGACTTCACTATATGCTTTTCTCATTTTCTGTGTCTAAAAGATTTCTTTTTATCGAACCCTGCGTTCAATAATTTTGTGGCATCATCTCGTGTGTCGGTGGTGTCGGGTTCGTTGCGAGCACTCATCCAACTATAAATTTCTTGAAACATCTCTTCTGCAGGAATATAACCAGCGAAATTCACAACCTCAAGTTTTGGCCAATTCTTAGTATCTTGACTACTATAGCCCGTAACCCAAACAACAGCACAATTTTCTCTCGCGTTAAGGTCAGTTGGAGCTGGTTTGGGGTCAATTCGGTCTTTCCGTTTTAAACCAGCATCAAAATAAAGCATTTTCAACCCATCATCCAGCCAACTTTTTGAACGCATTTTTCCGAAAGGAATAGCACTGTCTCCCCAGTGAATTACACCTTTATGGTCAATAAGCCCTGAGTGAAGCATTCCGCACACAGCTACTTGAGCCACGCTGAATTCGCCTTCTCGCGTTGGGTTTGAAACAAAAGGCACAAAGCCTTTGGTTCGGTCGATTGTGACTTTTTCATCTATCCCGTAATGGTCTACAAGATAATCATAATAGTCTTTATACTTGCTAATAATTTTCATGTTACCATATATACGCAAGATTGAGAGTTTGGTTTCATGTAACTCTTATTTGTTTTCCCCGTATATTAAAGCATGTATCCAATATCTAGAGAAACCGTTAAATCAATCGCCTCCATTGTACCTGGCGTATTCGACTCTCTTGCGTCAAATCGCAAGAGGATACCGAAAGATGTTACAATATCCACAATCGCCTCCATACTGTCTGAGCATGGATATAAAGGCGAAGCATTAGAGCTCGCGAAAAAAAGAATGGAAGATAGTTTCAAAATACCTTTTGGAGAAGCAAAGTCGTACCCCAAAGATAGGCTTGCAGATGAAGTCCATCACATTCTTAATTTTCTCCACCTAGCTCCTTTTATGAAAACATTTGTGTTTGTGGACAATCTGACTGAAGACATCACCTATAGAGAGATTGAAGTCAACACCACGCTGACTTCGGAGGAGATACAAGATATCTTGCCGACCAAAGTTACTCAGGAAAAATTTGAGAGGATTTTGAAAGACTCACCATACCAGTTTTCACTTCGTTGGTACAAAACTCTTTTTACCCCAATGAGTAGACTGGCTCAGTTCGAAAAGATATATGCAAATATAGCGGAAAAAAATCTCAACACAGATTAGGGAAAAGCTGCACGCACAAAAAAAGGGCTCACCGTGATGGCAAGCCCCTGTATATTATGTAATCTTAAGTGGATTATTACAAGTTAGTTATCAAAAATCCTCAAATCGGGCCCCAGTCGGAAGGACTTGGAATATTAAGTCTATGAACTCTACCGCTCTTGTTGGCTTGATTTGAATCTTACCAATTAACATGTTTCTATCGACTGTGTCTGACGTATTGTTAGAATCATCCATTGTGACTTTAAAAGCTGAGATACCTCTTTGATTTTGTATTTGAAGCAAAATCGGCTCAACTTTCGCTAAGAACTGGTCTCTTACTGTCTGGTCGTTTTGTTCAAACAACAGTGTAAGTGATGCAGCTGCTACAAGCCTCTGAACTCTCAACATCAGCCTTCTTACATTGATTCTGTCAAGTGCAGACTCTCTAACTTGCAATGTTTTCTGGCCTTGAATTTGAACTCCACTCTGAGTAAATGTCGCGATTGGGTTGATTCTACCTGCATATAGAGTATCACGCTGAGACTTTGTAAGCTTAACGTCTGCTCTGATAACGTTTCCTGGCATAACACCCCTAATCTGACCTGCTGGTGCAAACCATGATTGATATTTGTTATCAGTAAAGGCCATTGCACGTACTACAGCGTATGTCGGAGACATGTATACGTAACGTCCAGTGTTGATGTCTTCAACTTGAATCCAAGGCCAGTATGTAGCTGCATATGAGCTATCAATTCCAGTTGATTCTAAGTTAGAAACAGCGGTTTCAGGGTCTCCTTTCACTGTGTCTACAGTAAGTCTTGGTGCGTCAATAACGTAGAGCAAATCAACTCTATCTTCAACAAGGTTAAGCGCATACTTAACAAGTGTTTCGTTATTAGAATAATCAATTCCTGGTGTGGTAATCAAGTTGATATCAACAGCTTCTGACGACTCCATCGTGTCAATTGCTGTTTTAAATGCGGACACATTGCTTGTATAAGCATCTGTGAATTCAGAGTACAATGAACTTGAATCAAAAGTTAAGTACTTGTTAAATCCATCAAAACCACCATAAGGAAGAACTGTAAATTTCAATTTAGCTCTGTCAACAACTGTTGAGTTTGTCTTTGTGTATGCTGAAAGCGCTGCTTTGTCTCCAGAAGAATAAAGCGCAGCAGGAGCTGTGCTCTCCATGTGGAATCCAAGAGTAGTAGTTTTGCTTGTTGCTGTTCCTCCTGGGTATTGAAAAATATCATGTTCAACGTTTTGAGCAGCATTTTTTACAGAAACCTGAGAAGCTGTAATAGATGTGTATCCTAATTCAGATACACCCATATATGTTTTAGAAACTGTGTCATCAGAAAGATAACTGGTTTTGAAGTATATATTTGGTGCAACTGTAGTTGAGCCAGAAGCCATACTTCTCAACGAGTACCCCTTAAACCCTGCTGGAAGAGCATCGCCTGGATAGCTCTCTGCAAGTTCTAATTTGATAAACATAGACCTAGATGGGTAATTTCCGTCCTGCGTTCCAACTATTTTCCCACAATACCTACTTGAAGCAGGATTCATAGATAGCCTTGAGAACCGTTCCAACACACTAAAGCTATTAGCATCACTGTCTTCGTATTTCCTAATAATTAGGTCAAACAAACTATTTGTTGTGTCGAGGTTAGCAACTGAAACTTTAACTTCTCTGTTTGACGAGTTACCATCTGAGATAGTGTGAACCTTAAATAAATTATGAACATCTCCACCAATTACCTCAGATACAATCCAAGGAGTTACAGCGTGAGTGTAGTCGCTTGCGTAATCTGTCCACGCAGAAGTTGAGTTATAAATAAGCTCTGGGTGGATTCCATATATTTCTGCTCTAGCCTTTGCCTCTCTAATAAAGTGAGGATAGATAGATTCAACATAAAAATCATAAGCACCAACTGCAACCTCAGGAGATTTTCCAAGAAGTTTAGCGATGTAGTCATTTTTAGTCTCATCTAAAGATACAGTAATACTTGAGTTTGTTAGAGCTGTAAGTGGCCCAGTTGTCGCAGAAAGAGTAAATGAAGCCGACGTTGAACCAGAGGTAGTGTTACCTATTATAATGTCTGTTTGCGTGTCATAAAATGCTACGCCAGCGTTTGACTTCTTTGAACGCAAAACCGCTAGCGTTGTTCCTGATTTACTCCCAGAAGTGCCATTACTGAAATCAGCTGTAATAATCCAAGCTGGACCATTTGTGAACCCACCTTCACCGAGAACTCTTGTCACGGTAAGGTCATTGGACTGGCTTAAGAATGCATTGGCAACATAGGTGGAAGGATATTTAAAATCCGTTGCACCATATCTCAAAAGGAATTCATCTCCGCCATTAACACGAATCGCTTCGCCTGCGGGACCCTTTGGAGTCTTGCCAACAATTCCAAGTCTGGTCAGACCAATTCTAGAAGCAAATGCTGTAAAGTCTTGTTCTCTTGTGTAAACTCCAGGTGATACGAAAATTGTTGCCATTTTTTATAGTTTGTCGTGTTGTATTTTTTTGTCGTTTTCCTTATCTTCCAGCGTTTGTTACGAAAACAAAAGCGCATACTTCACGCTGATATTTTATTAGTGCCATTATAGTTATAAGTGTAAACTCTTTATGCTATTGAGCTACTTTCACTCTTACTTTAGTGATTGTATTGCCCTGTGTTGTATAAATAGTCAGAGAATTTAGTTGTGAGCTCCTAAAGGGGTAAGAATTGTAACTTTCAGCAACCATCTGCATGGTATTAAAAACCACACATTTTAACTTGTTGTTCGTTTTTAAGCTTCAATCTCCCAAGTCCCATTAGTTTGTCTTCCGACTTCTTTTAATGAATTAACCACGTGATTGTTAGCTAGCCCTGGAGTAGTAACCTCTATAAAATTAGATTCTGCTGTACCAGTACCAGAAGTGGTCCTATTCACAATGTATTGGCGAGATAAAACCTGGTCCGCATGCGTTAAATTAGGAAGTGTTCGCTTTTCATATGCAGCAAATTTTTCTTTTTGAGTCGTATTGCTCCATTTGTACATAAAAATAGCAGCTGTAGACCTGTTGTTGGTGATTTTCATTTCTAATTAAGTTTCCTATAAATAGGACAGAAAAGCACCAAGACTTTATATTAATAATGAGTTCTTATACCGAAAATATTAGTAATTCTGTGACCAAACCCAGAGCCACCCGCTTTTGTTTGGTCTATAGTTAATTCAGGAGCCGAACTGTCAAACCCAAACATAGCTTCTGTCGCATTTTCGCTTTCACCTAAAAGGCAATACATTCTGTTATCGCTTCTTTCCCCATTAAAGAATTCTCCAGCCCAATCATATAAACCCGCCGTTAGAAAAGCGCCCATAGGACCTATGGTCATCTCATTAACGCTGTAAGGTCTCCAGTTTGAAAATCCTGAATAAGAAAAGACTTTTAAATAATCAATCCAACTTTCCCAACTGGCCCCGTCTGATGTTGTTGTATTCATGTTAAAAGCGCTTCCGCTAGTTATGTAATTTAAATACATGCCTACACCTGTAAAATGGTCAATAACATAGTTATTTATTGCTCCCGTGTAATTATGACCATTAAAATCAACATGCGCCCACAAGCTAGAGGCGCTTGAATCACTTTTGTTTCCAAGACTATCTGTGAATCTAAACTTGTTGCCAAAAAAATTATTGTTTGACAAATAAGTCGGAGCAATAAGGTCAGTGCCATCTCCTATAGTTCCATGATAAGTTTCTCTAACGTCACTCTCGGTAGCAGTGTAACTTAGAGCAGCAGCAACAACTGTGCTAGCGGTAACTGCATTGAAATCATACGAACCATTTTTAGCATGCCACTCCGTATCGCCTGTTCGATAAACGGTCCCATCTATAAAAGGAGAGGGTCTTTGATAAATTATTTGAGTCCCACTCCCGCCTCCTGAAAAATTAGTATGAACTTGGTTATTATAGGCAAAAGTTGTCCCTGATTGGCCATCAGAATTTATAATGGAAAATTGAGGGATTTGTATTTGTCCGTTTAAAGGGTAAATGCTTGGCATGAAAGCTAAAGTTCCACCAGTAGAGTTCCTATAAACTACATCTCCAATCGTATAAGCAGAAACTGCTGGCCACGTATCTACTGTTCCACCAGAAGAATTTAAAATGCTTATGTCTGATAATGGATAAGTCCCAAAACTAGTATACCCAGTTACAAAGCTGCTATTTGAGTTTTCTACTGTAACTATTCCTGAAAAATTTGTATAAACAGTTCCAGACAAAACCGTATTAGCAGACATCCCTGAAGAGTCGATTATGTCAATATTAGGGGCAGTCATTTCTAAATCATAATAGATGGGCAAAAATGACAAAGACGCTCCATCGCTATTAATCCATGATATATCATCTAAGAAAAAGCTGGAACCTCCACCAGAAATTGAGAATATCTGTTTAGGTCTGTTATTTGAAATTTTTAAATCTGAGACAACATATGCAAAGCTATCACCAGGACCAAGCGTAGTATCGAGTTTTAAAACTCCAGCAGAGTTTGATACAACACCTGTAGCAGCTGCTACGGTAAACACTCCGTTTGGAGCCAAGTTCGCAAGAGTTCCTCCTGAAAAATTAAATACTACACCCGCAGACAAACTTCTAGTCTGACCCTGTTCGGCGTCATTAAAAACTGTTCCACCAGTGTGATTAAGAACTGTAACAGCCTCTAACGGGTATGAACTCGAAGGCCCTAGTGTTGCTACTGTTCCGCCTGATGACCATAAAATATTAACAGCTTCCACTGTAAATCTTCCACTCGGCGCCAAGCTCGCAAGAGTTCCTCCTGAGTAATCGAAAACAGTAGAATCAGGAGCAAGGAACGCGCCTTGTGCCGTTACTGTCCCAACTGTTCCACCAGTGGAATTAAATATTGTTGAATCTGTAATTGTTCCGCTTAGCCCGCCAGAAATTAAAGCTAGTGTACCACCTGTAGAATCTAATACAGTCGCATTAGCGCCTGCAGGCACAACATAAATTTCCCCTGGAGCCAGCGTTGCAAGAGTAGTCCCAGACACATTTAATACAGTCGATGCTGAGATTATGTAGCTCTGACCAGCTGCGACGGAAGATAATAAGAAATTATTGTAACTGTACACATTAACTGGGTCGCAGCTATTTCTAAATGGTCTAGCTGAGCTTTGACCGCCAAAAGTTTTTGCTACCCCCTGATTCTCAGAGCCGTCCTCACACATTTTAACGACAACCTTATTGATTGTGGTCTTTTTTTCGTGGTCAGATGGGTCAAAAAGTTTTCCATGCACCACAAGTGGAGCAGAAATCTGAAATACTCTTTCATCATCAATGCTTGATACCTGATTGTCTTCTGATGGTTCTCCTAGGATTGAACGAATCTGATGACCATTAATATTCATATATCCTTGCCCATCTGAGAAGCCATCTCTGAGAATTTCTTGATAGAAAACGTTTACGTCTACCATGTAAGAGGTGACAAGTCGAATTTCATAGTCACAATCTACCCAAGTAGCTTGTCTAACCATATACTTGTCGTACCCCATTAAGGTTCCATCAAAAGTCCTAGGTCTTGTGAACCCAAATTTTTTCATCCATGGAATAGTTCTTCTGTTGGGTGATGTACCCTGCTTAATTCCTTTTCTAGATACTGCTATAAACGGTCTTTGAATTTCTTCTCCGTTTTCATTAGTCAAGCTTTCCCAGTAATTCTTTCGCTGAGCAAACAACTCTTGATTAAGCCAAATAATAGGGACGCGACGTTGACGACCACTCTGGTCCATCATCGTGATGTTGAGACCTTCAAAAAAGTTTTTTACACCAAGGTCAATATCCTCTAACTCAATTTTCTGAGGCAGGAAGTTATGGTTCTCGTGCTGACTATCTAAGTTGTCTCCAATATTGTCCAGAATTGACATCTACAAAGTGTTTCTTGTAAATAGGTTGCGAAAAGAAAGCGGATGTGCGTTATAACTCAAAAAAAAGGATTATATATTGAATCAATATTAATTATTTGTAAGAGTCTTTCTTCTGAAACCCTTCGGCAATCATTAAGTCAGTATAACTGCTTCCGTCTTCCATAAACACCTCGGCTACGTATCGATACTTCCCTTTTTTTGCAGACCTCAACACTACTTTTTTTCCTTCCAGCAATTCTTTAGCTCTAGCCTTAGCTGCTTCACCATGAGCTTCTTCCGCCTCTGTTTTAGGTCTCCAGGTTTCAGGAGTGTCAAAATAAGCTTCGTCATCTTTGATTCTAAACCTGATTCTGTTTGTTGTGTTAAACCCTAAATCAACCAAGCAGTCAATCGTGTCTCCGTCTACTACGTTTTCAACCGTAGCGTTGTATATGTATTCTGGCACCTTCATTATCTAGCGTTAAATTGGTCTTCATCGACTTCTTTTGCTTTTATGGTGATGTAGAATCTTCTATCACCAGCCCAAGAGTTTTGGTTGTTTATTTGAGCGTACCCATCCTCATGAATTTTGAAAAACTGACCTTTAAATTCCAGGTAGTCCCCCACTTTTAAATCCATAACGACATCTTGGTCATTCTCTAGAACAACTAAACCAAGTTCTTGTAAGTGTTCAAGGTATAAATGAGCTTCCATTGTGGCATGACCACGTTTAATTGGTCCCCCATCAATATGCATCGTTGTATCCTCGGATTGAGTATTTATCCGTCCGAACACCTCAACAGACTCTTTATAAACTTTATGTTTGGTTTCACCATAAAGAGGGTGAACAGAGGTTTGCTGCAGGTCTATCCTGTAGAGCAAGAAACTCTCCTGCAACCATCCCTCTGTGATTTCGCGACCTAAAGAAGAAAACAACTCTGCCTCTTCCTTTCCAAAAAACATTCTTACACCTTTCTGGGTAGAATTATGGTCCTCTACTTCTTGAGGTTTTCTTCCAATATCGTTTAAATCGTCGCTCATTTCTTATTATAGTTTTCCTTTGTTTTCTTTTTATGACACACAGTGCACAGGGTTTGAAAGTTATCTAGTGTGCATCCGCCACCACCATGTCTAACCTCAATGATATGGTCTGCTTGCCACACATCAGCTGGCTCGTTACATTCGGCGCAAACGTCCTTGTCTCGTTTCTGTATTTCCTCTCGGATAACCTTAGTGTCACCTTTGATTATCTTAAACTCTTTAACGACCTTGTTTGTACATTTTGTGCTTGCCCACCGTTTCTGTCTCCCTGATAGCTCTTGTCCGCATCCGCAGTCACAAAAACCGTCTTTTTTTGCAGGGTACAAATGATGAACTCGAAGCTGAGTCTGATAGCGTTTGAATTTATCAATCTCTACTATTTCTTTACTCTTCCTGCTCGCCCTCCTGCGGCCCTTCTTTCTTTTTGCCATTAACTTTTTCCTTCTCTGATGCTTTAAGGATACTATCCGCAATCCACCTGCTGTATTCCCCTGGCTCCATTAGTATATCCAGATATCAAGCGGTCCGAAACTTTGAGATTTGTTGAGATTTTCTTGAATCGATGCCCTGTCTTCCATAATCTTTCGGAAGGAGAGTCTTTCGAGTTCATCCTCTAGTTTTTTATATAACCTATCCATCTCACGATTGGATATGTCAAGCAGTGTATTTGAGTTTAATCGGAGCTCCGCGTCTGGGATAGGCAATTGTCCGTCAAACTTTCCTCGAATCATTGGCCCAAGTGTTCTTGCGGCCAAAGCGAACGTATAATCCAGAACCCACTTCTTTGACTTGTCGTTTAATTGGTCATAATTTAGATTATGGAATCCTGCATCAGCAAAAGAACTAACAAGCCCGTTTCCTTGTTCAGTGCTTGTCGATGCAGTGTAACCAGGGTTTGCTGAAGTTCCAGAATATTCTGGGTTTCCATTTCCTGAAGTCCTATCGTAGTATCTATAGTAACATGTTCCTGGTGTTCCAGCACCACCTCCAATACCAACACTAGACCCAGCGGTCGATGTGTTTCTTGGAATTGGATATAGTCGTACTCGTTTTGTTCCATCTGGCCCTGGGTGTATACTGTACGAGTATTCGTGCCCACGAACCCTGTTCCTCATTTCCGCAGCCTGCGCAGTCATGATAGTGTCAAACACAGGCATTACGTGATACATTGAATGTCCAGCGAAAGATGCGCCGAATTCTGAAAATGCAATATTAGTATTAGCGAACGGGTCAAGACCAAACAAATTGATAAACGACGGAGTAAACCAAAGAATCTCGATAACTTCTCGATTCGCTTGTATAAGGTAGTCTTGAGTTCCCCCAGTAAGCTCTATAACCCCTGTTTTAAGCTCTCTATTTCCATTAGCACCTAATCCAATCTGTTCACCAATAGAAGATGCCCAAGAGCGTTCAAAATACTGCGTGTTTGCTACATATTTTAATGTCAAATCAATTTCACTAGGTACACCTAAAATTTCAGCAAGCTGATTTTGAAGAAACCAGTCTGCAACGTGTACAGAATATTCTTCAATACTATGACATACCATCGCTTCAAATTGCTCATCACGAAGTTCAACCTTAACAACAGGCGCACCCAGCAACATCTTAATCCTGTTGTATATTCTACTCTTTTCTGATGATGTGACCCCTGTTAGGCAGCCGATTATTGATGCGCTCATTTGTTTTTTATTATCCTAGTAATCTATTTCCTCTATTTGCTAGTGCCCTAAAGCCAACAAAAGCTCCTGAACCAACATTAACACTGCTACATAGAACATTCACATACTGTCCAGCAGCTAAAGTCACAGTTAAATTTCCTCCTCCGAGTGCTACAATTGTTACAGCGCCCCCTGATGTGCAGTATACTTGGTGCACAGTAGATGCGGAGACGCCATCTCCGCAGATGTGCTTCCCATTTGCCCCTGAAGCAAAAGGGACTATTGTGTAATTTGCGTTGTGTTGTGCCATTTTATAAGTCTTTCTATTAAATAGGTTGAAAATAAGCTTCTACAGAGGGTTTGCGTTAGCAAAACCTGACCTATTTATGGACATGGTGCATTTCGAGAGAAAAGATTTTAATAATAAATCTAAGCGGGAAAAAAAGGATTTTATAGACAATCTCCTAGAAAAGGGCATTCGTTTGAATAAAGACGAAACTGTTGCAGCTACGAAAGCGCAAAAAAAGTGCTATATTAATGTTTTAATTGCACAAATAAAAGAGCTTGAACGCCACGAAATTGAAGCTGCTACTCATTCTCAAATGGAGAAATACATCGAAAAAAAGCGGTGGGTATCTATAGCTGAGTTCGGTCAATTGCCTTTCAACCTAAAAAAACTGTATATTGATGTGGTTTTGTCAAAAAAAACAGGACTTTCTGATGCTGAGTTTGATGCAGCTCCTCATAAATTAAAAAAATACTATTGCAATAAAACGCTAGAACTTGGGCGTGAAATGGGTCCTAAAATGTTTTCTTTCTTATCTAAAAAAGACCAATGTACATACATTGATATGACTTTAGCTGACGGAAGAAAGTTAACAATAGAGTATGAGATTTTTATGAAAGTCCCAGCAAAGCTTCATTACAAGAAGGCCGTGCAGGCTCATCCTTTTATTTGGGAAACCCAAATTAGAAATCAAATTAGAAAAATACTATTGGAGGCTGGTAAAAAAAATACCCTTGCTGGAAGCTAGCAAAAATATTACTGAGTTGCTAAGAAATGTAATGTAAGTTATTCCAACATTGGAAATGATTATAATTGTAAAATAAAAAATATGGAAAAAGCAACATATATACTGAACCAAGACGATACAAATGCAATCCAGGAGGCAGTTGAAACTTATGTATATGACAGTCCGTGGCAAAAAACAGTACTCAAAGTTTACAAAAAAACCCTAGCAAAAAACTGGGTCAAAGCAGTTTTTATTTTGATTTGGCTAATTGACAGCATTCTTTATATGAGCGGTAAATCTGGAGGGTGGGGATTATGGGTTTCTATAACTTATTTTGTGAGCCTATTTTTTGCTCTACTAGTAAGTCATTTAGTTCAAGGCTTTAGATGGAGAGCTGCTTATAGAGATTTTAAAAGAAACACTGAAATTTTTCACATTCCCTTAATAGACTTCAGAATCATGGGTCGTCGCTTTATAAAGTGAAACTTTATATGGTTAAAATCGTAATAATTCTGCGTATTGTAATATTTTATCTATATACTTGCAACTGACTTCAAAAGACAATGACAACATTTTCTCTAAATAACAATTTTAATAACATCGCCAATCGGCTGATGAATAAGGTTGTTATGTCCAATTAAGGGATAGAAAAACATCGATATTCAAAAGCCGCTACTAAGCGGTTTTTTTTGTGCCCAAACTTTTTTAAAATAAACAAATGAAAACAAGACAAGGATGGATTCGTTCCGTGCGTAAATCCAAAGCATTAACATTCTTAGCCGTCACGGACGGGCAAGAGGAATTTCAAGTAACAATAAAACACTCAGACTGCGAAGTCTCCCTAGGGTTATCTGCTGGAGCGTCTATTCAAATGCAGGGTGAAGATGGGAGAACCCCCAGGGGAGATTATGAATTCAAAGCAACTTCAATTGAGGTTCTTGGCGAGTCTGGAGAAGATTACCCAGTTCAGCCTAAATTTCACTCTTCAAGCTTTCTTAGAACGATTCCTCAGACACGAGGGCGAGACCGACGCATGTGCGCTATTATGCACGCACGAAGCGAAACAAGCTTTGCATTACACTCGTTTATGCATGAGGAGTCAGTATCTCAATATCACACACCGATTATGACCAGCTCAGATTGTGAGGGTGCTGGAGAACAGTTTTCAGCCGAATCAGAATGGCTCAAACGACATTTAACGGTTTCGGGTCAGCTTCATGGAGAAGTTGGTATGATGGCGTTGGGGAAAATCTACACTTTTGGTCCATGTTTTCGAGCTGAAAAATCATCAACCAGAAAGCATTTGTCTGAGTTCTGGATGATTGAACCTGAGCTGGCTCATTATGACTTAGAGCAAATAATGGATTTTGCCGAGTCTATGCTGAGAATGACAATTGCCAAAGTGGCTGTTTCACTTGGTAAAAGTGGCCATCAAAAAGAGTTGGGAGTAACCTTGGAATCACTTAAATCTGAGGTTGGTGCCAGGTATTCTCGAATAACATATCAAGAAGTATGTGATGAGTTTGGTTTGTCATATGGAGAAGATGTAGGAACTGAACTAGAGCGTGAAATAGTTGCGCACCACAAAGGCCCTGTGTTTATCACTCACTGGCCACAGGACCTCAAACCATTTTATATGAAGAGAGAAGGTGGAAAGGCAATTTGTTTTGACCTGGTGTTCCCAGAAGTTGGAGAGTTGATTGGAGGCTCTGTTCGAGAAGAGGACCACGATACGCTAAAAACTCAAATGGAAGAAGCTGGCGTGGATTCAAAATCTATGCAATGGTATCTAGACACTCGTAAATGGGGGACGGTTCCACATGCTGGGTTCGGAATGGGATTTGAGCGCCTGGTTATGTTCTTGACGAAAGCGGAGAAGATTCACGATGTGATTCCTTTTCCCGTTAGTTACTAATGTAACCCTTATTGAAAATTAACGTATATTTTTTCATAAACACAGCGATGTTTGGATTGGACCAATACAATAATACTTAAATTGGTATGAAACTGAAAACGGCACAAACAGATGCATGCAAAAAGCAATTGCTTCGTCGTGGGTTCAAAGACGATAAGTACAGCTCGCAGGTTTTGCGTCTTGGTGGAGACAAGCCAGGTGAAGTGGTTTATGATGCGTGGTTCCCTAATGATGGATACCCCAGTGATTGGTCTGTTGAAATCGACAAAGGGACTGCTGGCCCCAAAAACAGCATCGGTTGGTATGATTGGGATTGGACCAACACAATAAAACTTAGATTGGTATGAGACTGAAAACGGCAAAAGATGCATGCAAAGAACAATTGATTCGTAGTGGGTTTAAAACCAAGTACAGCTCGCAGTGGTTGAGTCTTGGAGGAGACAAGCCAGGTGAGGTTTATGATGTGTGGTTCCCTCGTGGATACCGTTGGGATTGGTTCGTTCGAATCACCAAAGGGACTGTTGTTGGCTACAAAGACAACGGTGATTGGGATTCTTCCAGTACAATAATACTTACATTTGTATGAGACTAAAAACAGAAAAAACAAATGCAAAAGATGCAACAGATGCATGCAAAGAGGCACTGATTCGTGGTGGGTGTGAAACCATGACGAACAGCACAGAGGGGCTGCATCTTGGAGGAGACAAGCCAGGCGAGGTTTATGATGTGTGGTTCTATTGTGATGGACACCTTGAGGGTGAATTTGTTCGAATTTACAAAGGGACCGCTGCCTCCAAAACCAGCATTGGCTTTGTTTTTTGGGATAGGACCAACAAAATAATACTTAGATTGGTATGAAACTGAAAACGGCACAAACAAAAGACGCAACAGACGCATGCAAAGAGGTATTGCTTCGTGGTGGGTTTGAAAACGTGACGTACAGCGTGCGTCTGTTGCGTCTTGGAGGAGACAAGCCAGGCGAGGTTTGTGAAGCGTTGTTCCCTCCTGATGGATACCGTTGGGATTTGTTTGTTACAATCCACAAAGGGACCATTTGGCCTGCCCCCAACGGTTTGGGTAATTGGGATTGGACCAACACAATAATACTTAGATTGGTATGAAACTGAAAACGGCACAAACAAAAGACGCAACAGATGCATGCAAAGAGGCATTGATTCGTGGTGGGTGTGAAACCACGACGTACAGCTCGCAGGCTTTTGAGTTGCGTCTTGGAGGAGACAAGCCAGGCGAGGTTTATGATTTGTGGTTCCCTAATGATGGATACCTTGAGGGTGAATTTGTTCGAATCTACAAAGGGACTGTTGTTGGCTACAAAGACAACGGTGATTGGGATTTTTCCAATAGAATAATCCTAATATTGGTATGAAACTAAAAACGGCAAAAGATGCATGCCAAGAGGCACTGATTCGTCGTGGGTTCAAAAAACACAATGGGGACATGTGGCGGTTGCGTCTTGGAAACAAATCAGGTGAGGTTTATGAAGCGTGGTTTCCTGGCGATGGATACCGTAGGAGCGGATTCGTTCGAATCTACAAGGGGACCGTTGGGGGCTCCAAAACCATCAGCGGGGTTGATTGGGATTGGACCAGTACAATAAGACTTAGATTGGTATGAAACTGAAAACGACAACAAAAGATGCATGCGATGCAAGCGATGCATGCCAAGAGGCATTGATTCGTGGTGGGTTCGAAGACACGACGTACAGCTCGCGGGCTTTT